TCACGGCCCCGCATTTCTCCACGGTTCCATTACCGGCCTGAAGGACAGCGGCGCAACCGCCACGGAATAAGGGAGGGTTCAACCATGTTCAAGGTAACAGGAAAACAGAAATGGGGTTCCGTCTATCGGGGCGGAAAGTGCATTGTCAATTTCCGTAATGGGGTTGGCTACACTGACAACGCCGATGATGCGGAATACCTGAAAAAGCGGGGTTACATGGTGGAGGGGAAAGCCCCCGCCGCTGATCCTGACCCCCTGGCCGGTATGACCAACAAGGAACTGATCGCCTATGCTCAGGATCGCGGGATTGACCTGACCGGTGTTCCCAATAACAAGGGGAAAATCCTGGCCGCTATCCGGGCTGTGGAGCCGTTGCCCACCCCTGAAGAAGAACAGGGCGGCGAGTAAGAAAGGCGGGTGATCCCGTTGCGTGAAGATGTGGTTGCCCTGCTGGATGCCTTTGGCGTAACGGGGGCCGCCGATGATCCGTTGCTTGATTTCATCATTTCCACGGTGACAGAACGGATCAAGAATGAAACCAACCAACCGGCTATCCCGGAAGGGCTGAACCGTTTGGCGGTTGAAATGGTTGCGGGGCAGTATTTGAGCCTGAAAAAAGGTTCAGGGCAGTTAGAGGGCTTCGACCTGGAAGCGGCGGTCAAGCAAATCCAAGAAGGGGACACCAACACGGTTTTTGCCATTGGGGAGGGCAACACCACCCCGGAACAGCGTTTGGACACGCTGATCAATTACTTGATGAATGGGCGAACCCGTGAATTTATCAAGTATAGGCGGCTGGTATGGTGAGCGCCCAGCGGAAAGCCCTGGAACGGATGTGGCGGGATCGGTGTACGATTATCAAGCGGGTGAAAGTCACTGATCCTGACACGAAACTAACCGATTTTTCAGAAACGCCGCTTTTGGAAAATCAACCCTGTAAACTGTCCTTTGAAAAATTAACTTCAACCGATGGGGAAAATGTTACCTCAAAGTTCCAGAATGTCAAGCTGTTTCTGTCCCCTGATGTGGTGATCCCTGCCGGGTGCAAAATCGCAGTTCAGCGGTTCAACCGGCAAGGTGAACTTGTCCGGGAATTTGTCTTTTCCCATAGTGGGGAAGCCGGGGTGTTCACCAATCACCAGGAAATCTATTTGACCCTTTGGAAAGGTTGGGCCTGATGGGTAAACGATGGGGCAAGGCTGATTTTGCGGAACTGAAAGCCTTGGAACAGCGCATTGACAAGCTGGAAAAGACCGATTTTGACCGGCTATGCCGGGAATTGGCTAATGAACTTGCGGCCCGGTTATTGGCAAAAGTCAAGAAAAGAACGCCGGTTGGAGTTGTCCCAAAAGACCTGTACGACAACAAAAAAACCACTGTAACCGCTACCGGCGCAAGTGGAAAAAAGCGGAAATTTTTAAGCCGTGAAGCGGCTATCTATCAACAGTATTGGGCGGGGTATACAGGCGGCACCTTGCGGGATGCCTGGACGATCCTGCCCATTGTTCAGCGCGGGAATGAATACGTTGTAACGATCATAAACCCCACTGAATACGCAAGCTATGTGGAATACGGCCACCGGCAAAGGCCGGGGCGCTATGTTCCTGCCTTGGGAAAGAGCCTGAAGGCCAGTTGGGTGAAAGGCCGGTTCATGTTGACGGTATCCCTTCAGGAGTTGGAAAACCAGCTTCCGGGGGTTCTGGAACAGAAATTATATTCCGTTCTGAAAGAGGTGTTCTAAATGCTGAATGAAGTCATTGCCGGGATTTCCCGGAAACTGAACGCCACCTTTGGGGATGAATATGAAATCTATGAAAACGATGTGGTACAGGATTTAACCGAACCCTGTTTTTTTATCGCCGTTTTGGAGCCGGGGGCTTCCCCCTTGCTTGGAACCCGTGGGATCAGGCGTTACCCGTTCGACATTCACTATTTTCCCAAACAGGCCGGAAATAACGCTGAATTGTTCAGTGTGGCGGAAAGGCTGTTTGTTGCCTTGGAATATATTCCGATGGTGGACGGCTTGCCGTTGCGCGGAATGTCCATGAAATTCAAAACCATTGACGGGGTTCTTCACTTTTTCGTGAATTACAATCCCATTGTGATTCAGCCGAAGGAGGAAAACCCCATGGAAACACTGACCACCAATGTTGGAACAAAGAAAGGGTGATTATATGGCTACCAGCAAAAAGGAACCCGCTGAAGCTGTCCAGGGCAATTCCCCGCCCACTTTCAGCAAGTCACACATTCTGACATTCAAGCGGTACGCCAACCGGCGCGATCTGCTGTCCGTCCTGCTGAAAGATAATCAGCGGTACACAATGGATCAGGTGGACGGCCTGATCCAGAATTTCCAGACCCCGAAAGGTAAGGTGAAGTAAAATGGCATTGGGTGGAGGAACTTTTTTAGTTCAGAACAAAATCCTTCCCGGCGCATACATGAACTTCATTTCTGTGGCCTATGCGAGCGCCACCCTGTCTGACCGTGGCATTGCTACCATTGCCCTTGATATGAATTGGGGGCCGGAAGGCAAGGTGTTCACGGTGGAGTTGGCGGAGTTCATCAAGACCAGCCAGAAAATTTTTGGCTATGCTTACACGGCCCCGGAACTGTTGCCCATGCGGGAGATTTTCAAACACGCCAAAACAGTTCATTTCTACCGGCTGAACATGGGCGGCAAGAAAGCGGCCAACGAGTTTGCCACCGCCAAATATCCCGGCACCCGTGGGAATGAATTGCGGGTGGTGATTGAAGCCAACGAAAACAGCACCGAAAGCAATCCTTTGTTCGATGTTGGAACCTATCTGAACACGGTTCAGGTTGGCTATCAGGAAGCCGTTTCTACCATTGCGGATTTGGCGGATAACGATTTTGTCACCTGGAACAAGGAAGCGGCCCTGTCCCTGACCGCTACCATGCCCCTGATGGGCGGAGAAAATGGAGCCGCCGAGGATGTGGCCCACCAGAATTACCTTGACGCTATGGAAAGTTACACCTACAACGCTATGGGGTGTATGTCTACTGATCCGGTGGTCAAGGGCCTGTATGCCGCCTATAATCGCCGTATGCGGGACGATGTGGGCAAGAAGTGTCAGGTGGTGGTATCCAATAGCCTTGCCGATTATGAGGGCGTGGTGAGCGTTAAAAACGGCCTGGAAGGGGTTGACGAGGAAACCGCCGCCCTGATCCCCTGGACGGTTGGGGTTGTGGCCGGAACCGCCGTGAACAAGTCCGCAACCAATATGGACTATGACGGGGAATATTCCATTGATACCAACTACACCCAAACCCAACTTGAAAACGGGATCAAGGAAGGTTCCTGGATGTTCCATACCGTGGATGAAAAAGTGGTGGTGTTGGAGGACATCAACACCTTCATTTCTATCACGGATGAAAAATCCCCCGATTTTTCCAGCAACCAGACGATCCGGGTTCTGGATCAGATTGCCAATGATATTGCCGTCCTGTTCGGCAAGAAGTACATTGGCAAGGTTCCCAACGATGAATCGGGCCGGTTGAGCCTGTGGCGGGACATTACCAAACACCACGAGCAGTTGCAGGAAATCCGGGCCATTGAGAACTTCGACCCGGAAAATGTGACCGTGGAAAAGGGCGATACCAAAAAGGCCGTTGTGGTGACGGACTACGTTTCCCCGGTCAACGCTATGGCCCAACTGTATATGACGGTTTGGGTGCAGTAAGGAAAGGGGGTTAAACCATGAACGGCAACGGTACGCCTATCATGCACGCAAGGGACAGTGTTTCCGCCGCCCTTGCGGAATGTTTCGTTACCATTGAGGGTGAGCGGTTCAATTTCATGCAGGCTATCAACCTTGAAGCCAACTTTGAGAAGAAAAAAACCGAAGTTCCCATTTTGGGCAAGCCCGGACGGGGCAACAAGTCCACCGGTTGGGCTGGCACCGGTTCCGCCACGTTTCACTATAACACCAGCATTTTCCGCCGCCTGATGCAGAGATACAAGGACACCGGCGAGGATGTGTATTTCGACATTCAGATCACCAACGAAGATCCCACGTCCAGGGTTGGGCGGCAAACGGTGATCCTGATTGATTGCAACATTGACGGCGGGATTCTGGCAAAGTTTGACGCTGATGCTGAATACCTGGATGAAGATATGGATTTCACCTTTGAGGATTTCCAGATGCCCGAAACCTTCACCGACCTTGACGGTATGTTTTAACCGGCAACCCCCCCCCGGCCTTTATTGGGCCGGGGGTTAAAATATGAAAAGGAGTGTTCAAGAAATGAGTTTATCCGCTTTTCTGGCTGAAAATGC